CCTGCCCCTACTGGGTACAACCACGCACATCTTCATGGCCATAGGGTAGGGGATAAGGCTGACTTACTTCTTAGATATAAGGATTTCGTATAGCGTGTCTATTTTTTCTTCAATGCGTGATACCCGGCCTTCTAGGTTATGCCGGCCGTTATTGTCAGGCTTTAACTCACTTAAATAGTGTTTAGTCAGCCAACGCACTGATGCCACTAGTGAACCAACAATTGTTACAGTTGATACCGCCAATGCCAGGATGTCATTCATAGTCATTTACTATTGATGCCAAACTTATCATCTTTAGGATCAAAATAGCGTGCTAATGGTGCAACTACCGCACCGGCCAAAATCGCATATTCAGGATTCCAATCTGCAACTAAAGCCAATGCAGTTGTGATGGTAGCCGCGGCAATGCTTCGGGCATAAGACTTTAGAATCTCTTTTTTCTTCTTATCTAATTTCATTTTAATCCTAACTCTTTTATTTTTTGTTTAACTTCATTTTGGTCTAACGCAATTTCAAAGTGCATATCATCTTTACGCCGTTTGTAATTGCCACCCCAGGTCAAACCATATTTAGTTATGAGTAGATTAATTGTATTACGCTGATGCTTATTAAATGTATTTGACTTGCCCAATGGATGCTTAATTGCATTTAAATCTATGGCTGTGCCGGATGCGTGGTTACTTAAAATTCTATCTGATCCCCGGGTCTGCCTAAAGGCATAACCCCAATCATCTAGTTGGCCTTCATCTATTGGCTCAACTAACTCATGGAAATCTTTGGCAAAACTTACCAAGATTGGCGCAACCGCTTTGGCACATGCAAACCTAATCTTTGTGCCTGGCACTGTAAAGGTTTCAATGCCTAACGCTTTACGATCTTCACTAGCCGGCCAACCATTAGGGCTGGTAAGTTCTCTAATAATGGCCATCACCTACATGCTTATGAAAGCAATAACCTTGCTTCTTCTTCAGTGATTCCCAAGCGATCTAATAAATCAGCCTTAGCAATTGCATCAGCGGCCTTCTTTGCTTCTTCTGCCGCTTTTTCTTCAGCGTATTGTTCAGCCATAGCCTCACGCTCTTCAATTTCCTCAGCGGTTAATGCAATCTCTTGCACCTCACCTGTTGAGCAATCTACTACGATCTTGTTAGTCATCATTTCTCCTTATGCGTTAGATATTCCATATAGATAAGCGGTTGTATATTGAGCAAAACTATTAGCAGATGGGGTTATATCTATCTGCGTAATGGCAGCCGTATTAGAAAGTAAGCCTGCAATCATTGTTATATAAGCGGTAGTTGCGTTATTTTCATAAACGCTATCTACACTTCCTGATTTGTTATTACTTCCAGCATAATTTGGAATATATATATCAGTAGATGCGAAAGTGCTAGCAGTATTATTATCAGTATTTACATTTCCTGAGGCAAAATAAGAAGTAGTTGTACTGCCGGATGAAGCAGCAGCACCATTACCTTCTAAATATTTACCACTATATGTACTAGAAATAGAATTAAATCTCATATTTAACCCACTTCCAGAAGTGGAAGTATTTCTAGCACTTACTCTAACTAATAAATCGGTGTAGGTTTGCGGTATAGAACTAAAAGTCATTGTAGCCGCACCACCTGACCCCACTGTTACAGATGAAATTAAAGTATATGTAGTTGCCATTATTCCGCCTTAATTCCGTAAAGGGTTGCAGTAGTGCCAGCGCTTATATTGCCAGTACCGCAAAACAATTTAATGGTTGTAATAGCAGAAGTTGAACGCCAAAGCCCGACTATGGCGGATACATAATTATCGCTAGTGTTAGCCCTTGATACTACAGTTTTAAAAGTAGTAGCATTAGAATAATTATTAAAATTCATAATTACAGTTGAAGGTATAGTACTGCTGGTAGTTGCCATAGTTGTATTTATGTAGGCATTACCTGTATTTCTAGTAGAAGCGGCAGAAGAACCATCACCATATAAATCAGTATTAGAATAAGTTGTGCCAGTATCAGAGTTTAACTGCATCCTTATTCTTTGATTAGCAGAGGCGGTAGTTAAACTACCTAATACTAAAACTAAATCGGTATAACTTCCGCTAATAGTGCTGAAAGTAATATCAGCCGCCGCACTAACTAAAGTAGTAGTCGCTATCTTTTCGTATGTAATTGTCATTATTACCCCTTAATTCCGTATAGGGCGAATTGGGAATACTGAGTAAATAATGTACCAGCACCAACATCTAATTTAATAGAAGTGATAGCAGAGGTACTTCTCCAACCACCACTGCTCAAATGTATTTCTCCTGAACCATTTTGGTCATTACCACTTAAATTTCTAACAGTTTTATATTTGTTAGTATTTGCATAATCTAAAATATCCAAAACCATTACTCCAAAAATACTAGCAGTACTGGAAGCACCAGGCCATCTATCAATGTTTATCCAATTTCTAGTTGTTTGTGCGCCAGCACTAGCGGAAGTTCCATTACCTGCTAAATAATGGTCTTGGTAATTAGCGGCGGTGTCTAAATTAAATGTAATTTCTAACCAGTCGCCAGTTGCGGCTCTATTAGTTCTAACAATTCCTCTAATTTGTAAATGAGTATAGGTAGCAGGTATTGAAGTAAATTCAACATTGGCACTACCACCTGAGCCAACAGTTACAGTAGCAATAGACTCATAAGCCAAAACGCCTGCCGGTGCGGCCGCACCACCACTATCTAATATCCCAAGAATTAAAGACATTAGGCAATGCCACCTACGATATACCAAGAATCTGTACTGACTTTAATTAAACTTGCCGCTTTAAATTGTCCGGTAATTGTTGGGTTAGTAGATACCGCACCACTTGATGCAAGTGTTACACCTGATCCCTGAATAATAGATACTGTGCCACCTGATCCAATTTTGATTACATTTACTACGCTTCCAGTTGTCATTGCCACTGTATTAAAAGGCGGCACTGTAATTGTAGTTGTGCCGGTATTTGAATATGTAATAAGTTTATTATCTGCATCAGTTACAACTAAGGTATCTGATGTGGCCGTTACTGCCCTAACTGCAAGGTTGGCGATTGAGTTCATCTGCGCCGCTGTAAGTACCTGACCAACTGAAAAGGTTGCCATCTATATTCTCCTAATAGGCCAATGAATCTTCATCTAAAATTCCATCAACAGTAGAGTCTAGCAAAAATCCTGATGCAAAGGGTTGAGCGCATGTAAAATTTACTAGGAAAGATTTAGGGGTGATCTGATAGGTAAGGCCTGTTATTACGCTATCTGTAACCACATTGCCAGCCGGTAAGGTTTGAGTTACTTCTATTGGATCAAATACATCTAAATTTAAAGCCGCTACCACCCGGCTAGAATCATCCTCACCAAAGGCATCAACTGTTAATGAGTTCAACTGTAAATCTACGCCTTGCTCTTTTCGGCTTGCAATAATCATTCTTGCCTGATTAAGCGCATCCGCTTCTGTTTGCATAATGCCGCTTCTTACCCGGCTATGTTGAAAGTAATCATCAATGCTTGCCGTATCGCTGGCAGTTTGGCCGGTCAATCCTGTTGGGGTAACTGTTACTTTATTGATCATTTGATAATCTGAAATATCAAATTCCACTGCCTGATAGGTAATATCACCTGAGCCTGGTACATCACTAAAGGCTGTTGCCACACCACCTGATGCGGTAATAATGTCAGTGCGTGATAAAAACTTTGCATAGCCGCGTTGATCCATATAAAAAGAACCTAGATCGGTGGCTTCTACTTCTTGGCATGCGGCTAATAATGATCTTGAACTACCGGCATCTGCCTGCACTGTTGTGGTTGTAGTTGTAGATATGTCACGCATACCACCTGGCCACTCACCTGCATCCAACAAACTTGAAATTCTTTGTGCGGTAGTTTGTCCGGCTGTACCACCACTCACTGATGTTATTGTAGTTAAGTTTAATAATTGAAATCCATCTACGCATGACAAAGTTACATAGGCTGGATCAAATCCAGTAGGGCTTTGGTAATTCCATTCCTGTACATACATAGAACCTAAGTTATATGTAACACCTAAATACTCTGCCGTGAAGCGAATCTTACGCATAGGCTTAATCTTGCCGTACAAGCTAGAACCGGTATTGGCTGGATTAAACTCACCAGTTTCATCAACAAAGGTAATGCGTGCAGTACCACCGGTAAATGAATCTGATGATCTATTAAATGCACGCCTGATATAACACTGAGTTACAAAGTCTGTTATATCAATTACATCTGCGGCGGCTGTTCCCAATACAGAAAAATCCAAAGGTGTTGCAGAATCATCAAGCACAAGGCTCGGATCAAACGAAGCACCGCCCGAGAAATCAATCTCTGCTCTAAATATTGCGGCTGGCATTATCTACCTAAGTTAGTTAATTGAGTTACCGCACCTGATCTATTTAAGTTATACAAAGCATCCTGAATTACAGATTGCAATTCACCCTCTGATATAACTGATCCGGCAACATTGATATTTACGGTAGTACCAAAGCTACCCATTTTATCTAAAGGTATAACCGCTTCAGATCCGGCTTCACCAATCATGGCTAGGGTAGGTTGTGTAACAATGCCACCTTCAGCCATAAGCGGTATGCCCCGATAAATTGCTCCACTTTCCCTATATCTTTCAGCCGCAATT